TCCCGGCCGGCTGCACGCTTCAGGTCTGGATCTGCAACAACGGCAACGACGCGAGCCCGACGTGGGAGGACATCACGCAGAAGGCCCGCACCGGCCAGAAGCACTACTTCACAAACAAGACCAAGACGGCCGCAGCGTGGGGCGTCAAAGTCAAGGCCAAGCTGCTCCGCGGCTCTGCTACGGAGACCTGCTACATCCAGTCGATCGGAGGTAACTTTGCATGATTAAGCACAGACCTGACAGCATCAAACAGCTGAACGACAAACAGGCCGCAGAGGCCGAGAAGGACAAGACCATCGCCGAACAGGCTGACACCATCGAGCTGCTGAAGGGCTGCATCATGGAGCTGGCCGACGTGGTCTATGGCGACGGAGAGGAGGACACCACAGCATGAGCAAGATCGTCGAGCTGTACGTCAAGGAGCTGACCCGCGAAGGCTCCACCATGACCATCAACGACGTCCCGAAGAAACTGCGCAAGCAGGTCGAGGACGCCATCGCTGCCCTCGAGGCAGCCGCAAACGCCGGCACCGCGAAGGAAGGGGCGACCGAATGATCGCCCGGGCCCTCGCGTGGCTATTATTAAAAATTGCAGGAAAGGAGGAGCGTGAAATGCTGGTACGTCTGTATGCAGGCGAGATCATCATGGGCCGCATCACCGAGGACGACGTCCCCGCGAAGCTGAAGGCCCGCGTGCACAAGTATCTCGTCGACATGGGCTACTTCGACGACGTCGAGGAGTAAGCCCAAACAACAAGGAGGGCCGCGTCCTGCGGCCCTCCGGCTTTTATGAGGTGACACAATGATCGAAATCAACATCGGCGCGCTCGTCGTCCTGCTGGGGATCCCGACGGCCGTGACCGGCTTCTGCTTCTGGATGCTCGAGCACAGGATCCAGAAGCGCGAGAAGCAAAAGGAGGCCGAGGAGGCCAAAAAACAGCAAGAGGCAGCGGCCCGAGAGCGTGCCCGTGAAGATCTCCAGATCATCACCATTCAGGGCACGTCGGCAGCCATCGCCCTCGGCGAGGCGACGGCCCGGGCCATGCAGCGCATCCCTGACGCGCATTGCAACGGGGATATGCACGCGGCCCTCGACTACGCTGCCAAAATCAAACACGCGCAGAAGGACTTCCTCACCAGTCAGGGGATCCACGCGATCATCGACTAAGGAGGTGAGCAGCATGGCCGCAAAGAAGCGCCGGCGCAAGCGGAAAAAGAAGATCGAGGCGAGCAAGAAACTCGCATACTGGGCGGCCATCGTGGCAAGCCTCAGCGCAGCCACGTCCTACCTGCTCTCAGCCTTCGGGCGCGACCCGGTCAGCGAAGTGACCGGCACGATCTTCACCGCCTGCGTCGGCTATCTAATCACATACGCCGGCAAGAGCCTCGGCGAGAAAATCAGCCGAAACCGCCACAGGCTCGACGCCGACGGCAACCCGCTCCCGGATCCGTCCGGGGACACTCTCAACAATGAGGAGGCAAAAGGATGAACACCATCGACATCACCCCTATCGTCAACGCAGCCATCGCTCTGATCGGCGCCGGCGTGAGCGTTTTCCTGATCCCGTGGCTCAAGAGCCAGACCACCGAGGCACAGCGCAAGGAGCTGACCGCGTGGGTAAAGATCGGCGTCGCTGCTGCTGAGCAGCTCTACAAGGGCGCCGGCCGCGGCGAGGAGAAGAAGCAGTACGTCATCGACTTCCTGAAGCAGAAGGGCTTCAAGGTCGACGAGGAGAGCGTCATCAACGCGATCGAGGCAGCAGTCAAGCAGCTCAACACCGAGGGCCTGACTATCGAATGACGGAGAGGGGCGGGCTCCGGCCCGCCCTTTTTCTTTTTTACAGCTAAGGAGGTAAAACTATGAGCAAATGCTACGCATCGGCCGTTCTCGCCATCGCTGCGGCAGAGATCGGCTACCACGAGAAAAAGAGCAACAGCCAGCTCGACAACCCGACCGCCAACGCAGGCAGCGCCAACTATACCAAGTACGCCAGAGACTTCGACGAGAAGTACCCGAAGTGGTACAACGGCAAGAAAAACGGCTTCGCATGGTGCGATATGTTCGTCGACTGGTGTATGCTGACCGCCTTCGGATATGCGGACGCGCTGCGCCTGCTCTGCCAGCCCGAGAGATCCGCGGGCGCCGGCTGCACCTACTCCCTCATGTACTACGAGAAGCAGGGCCGCTATCACGCCAAGGATCCCAAGCCCGGCGACCAGATCTTTTTCAGCACCGCGCACTCCAAGAGCAACGTCAGCCACACCGGCCTCGTCGAGAAAGTGGACGGCAGCAAGGTCTACACCATCGAGGGCAACACCTCCGACCAAGTGGCCCGCCGCTCCTACTACCTGAGCGACAACTACATCGTCGGCTATGGCCGCCCGGCCTACGACGCAGAGCCCGGAAACGCCAACACGGGCAGCCAGACGCCGAGCGGCGGCACCACCAGCGAAGTGACCTACACGGTCGTCGCCGGCGACACCCTGAGCAAGATCGCGGCCAAGTACGGGACGACCTACCAGAAGCTCGCAGCGTACAACGGGATCACCAACCCGAACATCATCAGAGTCGGCCAGAAGATCAAGATCCCGGGAACCGCAGCCCCCAAGAAAACCATCGCCGAGATCGCCAAGGAGGTCATCGCCGGCAAGTGGGGCAACGGCGCAGACCGCAAGAAGCGCCTCGAGGCCGCCGGCTACGACTATAACGCCGTCCAGCAGGCCGTCAACGCAGCACTCGCACGCTGATCCACAACTTCACAGCACAAGAAAACCCGCCCGGAGATCCCGGGCGGGCTTTTCCTGTTTTATAGGGCCCCGCACTGCTTCAATCTGGCAGCGGCCATTTTGTAAACCTTCGTGCCTCTGTTCGGGCCTGCGAAGTCATAGACATCACGATCCTCCAGAGACTTCAGCAGGGCAGGATCTTCAGCAATCTCAGCCCCGCAACTGTGCAGAAACTCATACACTGAAAGACCACGCGGATCACTGAACCTTCCACCGCTCTCCTGCCGGTAAACGGCATAAGCATACAACTCGCCCCGAGCGGCTCCGTGCATCTGGCTGACCATATACGAAAGCAGAGCCTTTTCACCGACAAAGCGCGAAAACTTCACCCCACAGGCGTGCGCATACAACGAAAGGCCGGGATCTGGTGCAGCCTCGTCCTCGTCGGTGATCCTGCTGATGATTGCGCTGACGTCCTCCTTGCATACTCCGTCGGGGAGCATGGCCTCGAGTTCGAGCGCGTAGTCCATTTGTCGATCGGTCGGCGGGATCTGCGGCTCCACCTGCACAGTCATAGGCTCGACAAGGCCATCATCCGCAGCCGCAGCTCTGGCGTCAGCCTCGGTCTGCGCCTCGTATCGCTTCGTGTTCTTTCTCCCTGTGCTGGAGTTCATACCAGTAACGCAAAAACGCCCATAGTTTACAAAACCGCCGGACGGGCTCACATAGCCGCCGATCTCGGCAAGCGGGAGCTCGCCGTGCGTCCGTTGCTTCACTTCTACGGTCTGAGCGTGGATCGTGGCCGTGATCGCAGGAGCCGGCTCTGGCTCCTTTTTCTTCAGAAAGCTAAACAGCCCCATGCAGTACCTCCTCCTGATGACTTTGTATTTATTAGTGTTTAGTCATCTTTGGCATAATATTACCATGCCAAAACTGGTAAAGTCAATATTGCATAGTCATCTTTAGCGTAAAGGGAGGCGAGGGCTGCGAAGATATACAAACCAGACGGCAGGTGCAACATCTCCGGGGAGAGAGTCAGAGAGGAGCGGCTGCGGGCAAACCTGTCACAGGAACAGCTCGCCTACAAGCTCCAGATCATCGGGCTGGACGTCACACAGAAGGTCATCAGCAGGATCGAGAACGGCAGCCGAGTCGTCGCTGACTACGAGCTGGACTATCTGGCGACCGCTCTCGGCACCACCATCAACCACCTGCTCGGGAAAGAATGAGAAAACCGCACGGCAGCGACGCCGTGCGGCTTTTTTTCGTGGAAAATCGCGGGAAAATGTTGAAAATCTGCCGAATTATGCTTGACATTATAGAGCAAATGCTCTATAATATAATCACAGGCAAGGGATAGCCGAGTACAGAAAGAAAGGAGAACAAAACCGCGGAAAGGAGGCAAAGCCGTGGATGCTGAGCAGATGAAAAAACTGCTCGAGCTGCTGGAACAGGCTCTAAAGTGTGAACAGGTTGCCACCATTACGATCACAATAAAGCCGAACCAAAAGCCCAAGCAGTAAGGTCGAAGGACGGCGGGAAAAATCCCGCCCGCCGTTCCTTTTCATTATAACCACGAAACCACGGCAAAGTCAAGCGGGAGGAACAACATGGACATCTCGATCAAAGTGACCTACAAAAGCGAAGGGCTGCAAAAGCTCCGCAAGGCTGCCGGCCTGTCTCAGTCTCAGCTCGCCGATCTGGCCGGGATCAAGGTGCAGGTGCTCCAGCAGTACGAGCGCGGCGCCCGGGACATCAACGGCGCAAAGCTGCCGACGCTGCTGAAGATCTGCAACGCGCTGGAGTGCAGGCTGGCCGACATCATCACAGACGAGGAGACGCTCGAGCTCCTGAAAAAGTACGAGGAACACTGACACACAGAAGGGGCGGCCGGCGGGCCGCCCCTTTTCTTTTATCACGGAGGGGAACACAATGGGACAGCACTGGAGCCATCTGACGCCGACCAAGCGCATCCAGCTCGACGCCTTCATCCGCGCAGGAATGAAGCCGACAGACATCGCCAAAGAGCTCGGCGTCCATCATACGACCATCTACCGGGAGCTGAAGCGGTGCACCTATGAGCACCTCAACAGCGACTACACCACCGAGACCAGATACAACCCCGAAGGCGCACAGGCCCGCTATGAGGCCAACCTCCGCGCCAAGGGGCCGGAGCTGAAGATCGGCAACGACTACGAGCTGGCCGACTACCTGATCGCCAAGATCCGCGACGAGAAGTACAGCCCGGAGGCCGCGATCGGTGAGGCCGAGGTCAAGGGCTGGCCCTTCAAGACCCACATCTGCGCGAGCACCGCCTACAACTACATCCGCGGCGAGATCTTCGGCGACGAGCTGACCGTCTCCATGCTGCCGCAGCACGGCAAGCGCCACCAGCCGGAGCGCCCGGCCGGATCCATGCCCCGCAAGCCCGCCGGCCGGAGTATCGAGGATCGCCCTGAGCACATCAACGACCGCAGCACCTTCGGTCACTGGGAGATGGACAGCGTCGAGAGCTGCCAAGGCGTCAGCAACACCTACATCGTGATGACCGAGCGCAAGACCCGCCGCGAGATCATCATCCCTTCGCCGGATAAGACGAGCGCCAGCGTCGTCGCTGCCCTCGACACCCTCGAGAAGAAAGTCGGCTCCAAAGTGTTCCCGCTGATCTTCCAGTCGATCACCTGCGACAATGGCTGCGAGTTTGCCGACGCCGCCGGGATCGAGCGCAGCATCACCGGCCGAGGCCCTCGCACCGAGGTCTACTACTGCCACCCGTACCGGCCGAGCGAGCGCGGATCCAATGAGAACCAGAACGGCCTCATACGTCGGCACCTGCCGAAGGGCACCGACCTGAGCACGATCTCCTACGAGGAGACCAAGCGGATCGAGGACTGGCTGAACAACTACCCCCGCAAAATGTTCGGTTATCTGTGCTCCGAGCAGCTTTTCCGGGAAGAAATCGCCCTCATTCTGGCCTCCTGAAAATTATTTTTGCTTTTTTGTGCATTTACTCTTGACAAATGGCCTCATTTTTCATTTTAAAAAAAGTGCTTGACAAATGCGCACCTTTCAGGTATTATAGTAGAGCGCTGTGACGCACAACTGAATATGGAAAGATGGCTGAGTTGGTCTAAGGCGCACGACTGGAAATCGTGTAACGTGTCAAAAGCGTTCTGGGGTTCGAATCCCCATCTTTC